TCAAGCCAGCGATGGATTCTGAAATTCAGAGCACTTCAGCCCCTTGGAAGACTGATAAGCATGATGAACTTGGTTTGGGCATTCCCAAAGCCGAAGGGGAAGTCACCCGTGAAGCAATGGAAAAGACCGCCGCTAACCATTCAATCCGTTTGGCAGTTTGTTTGCTAGGTTCAAAAGCTCCTGAAGACATGATTCAGGCACAGGCCGGTGAATTCTTCGCGCAGATGAAACTCGCAAGTATCGAACGCGCTATTAAGCGTGTTGCGGAAACAGAAACTCTTTATTCCCCTGAAACCACAGCCGTCAACCCAGAAGTCGTTCCTTCAGGTCCGGTTACTACTGTCGAAGATTCCGCTAAGGAACTCAGCGCGTCAACAGAAGAAATTCCTTGCGAAAAGAAAGAAGAAGAAGTCCCGGCAGTGACTCCTGTTGCTTCTTCGGAACTCCCGGCTCCGGAAGAAAAGAAGGATGAAGAATTTACGGAAGACGAAAAGAAGGAAATTGACGGAATGACCGCCGCAATTGTTGCTCGTCAGGCTAAAATGCGTGAAGCCGCAATTGCCAAGGCGAAGGCTTTGATTGCCGCTGAAGTTCCTGTCGCAGATCCTGTAGCAGATCCTGTCGTAGAAGACAAATCTAGCGAAGTTTCTGTTGAAAAACCTGAAACGGATGAAATCGCAGAAGCCGTAGCTCCTGTTACTGCGACCGAATCAGTTCCTGAAGCACCTGTGGAAGAGGAAGAACTTGACTTTTCAACAGGAAGCAATGAAGAGGCGACTAGCATCCCTGAATTGGAAGCATGCATTGAAATTCCTAAAACAGAAGTTAAGCCGGTCATCGCTTCTAAAACTGAAGCTAAACCTAAATTCGCGCAGACGCTCGGCGGAACTCCACGTTTGGCATCTGTCAAAAAAAGCGGTCTTGAAATTCTTGAAAACCTCTGGGTAAAGCCGGGTGAAGAATTCTTCGGTTAAGATAACCTTATGGGCGGGTACTTTCATACCCGTCATGATTTAAACGGAAGTTTCCGTTTGTAGGATTTACAAGCCTTATCGGCTTGTATTGGCAACGTGGCTAAGTGGCTTCGTTGGGAAAACAAAACAAAGGAGATAACGATATGTTACAGTATCTTATTCGTTCACAGAATGATGCTATCAAGGTATTGGCCGCATCCTGCTTCACAAAGCAGAATTATGCATCCGATTACGTTAATGATACCATCTCAAACATCACACCTAACGGTGTGTTGGGCGGTTCCGTTGCTGCATTGAGCGCGGATTACATGGTTGTTGCCGGTAACGGCGTAAATACCCCTATTGGTCTATTCGTCAATGACGCGGCCGGTATCGCGTGGGAAAATAATCAGGCAAGGGCTTCAAACAAACTCACCATCGCTAAAGGTCTTCCTTCAGTTGAAGTTGATGTTTATGAAACTCACGACATTTATGGTAGCGAAATTACCTATGTGATCGGGGACAAGCTTTATTGCTCAGCAAACGGTTTCCTCACCAATGAGGAAAGTGCAGAAGGTACGTTTATCGGTATCCTCACAAAGGTTCCGGTTCTTCCAGGCAGCCCGGCAATGGGCGTCGATTTGCGCATCTAAGGCACTAACCTAAAGGAGTAAAAAAATGGATATCTCAACAGCTTCAAAGTATCAGACCATCGCTAAGTACATCAAAACAGGCGAAGGTCGTTCCCGTATCGCGGCAAGCTTCACACAGCCCCTGCGTCAGCGTCGTGACTATCAGAGTGTCGGTCGTAGAGCCTTCTACGTCGAACAGCTTCTTGACGGCCAGCTCCCGATCTGGGATAAGGATGCGAACGTAACAGCATTCGTCATCGGTGCGGAAGGTCAAAACATTCAGTGCGTTCAGAAACCGCCGCGTGTTTTCTTCGACTTGTTCGAAATCGCCAGCAATCCTGAAATTTCCATCACAACGATCCGTGAAAAACGCTTCGATGTTTTGGAACGTTCCCTTGACCTCGCCCGTAGCGCGATCATGGCACAGGAAGACCGCTATGTGTTCGCCACAATGGACGCTTTGGCGGCATCTGCTACCAACCCGAATCCGGTTATCCAGGTCACTGGTAACTTGACTTCAAACGTTTTGATTGACGCGAAAGCGGCTGTCGAACGTAACGATATCAGGGTAGCGAATATCTTCATGAACGCAAAGGATTATAATGATCTTTTGAAGTTCGACCGTGACACCCTCAGCCCTGAGTACCAGACTCAGTTGCTCAAGAACGGCCTCATGGCCAATATCTGGGGAATCAACATCATCGTCAGCCGTATCGTCGCCGAAGGCGATGTCTATGTCTGCGGTGAACCGGAATTCTTCGGACGTATCCCCGTTCGTCAGGACCTCACCGTCCTTTCAGCGGATGACCCTCGTAACCGCATGGTCGGCTTCTCGGTCTTCGAAATGATCGGTTGCGGCTTGTGGAATCCGTTGGCGATGAGCAAGATTCAGATTACCCGCGTGTAAACCACGTAAGTAGTTTGATTTGAACAACTTGTGAAGCCCGCTGGGAATAAAAACCCAGCGGGTTTCTTCTTTTTTGTCTTAAGGAGATTCATTCACTTTATCGATAATAGAGACATAGAAACTTTCTTCTTTACACAATCATTCCTCGGTTCGGTTAGATTCCGATATTTTTCAATATCCATTTCTATTATTATAAAAATAAAGGAATCCGTCCGAAGTATGAAAATAAATATAGAAGAATTGAGAAGGCTTTATGTTTTAGAAGGTCTGACAGATGCGGAAATCGGTAAACGTTTCAGTGTTTCAGATGTGTGTGTAAGCCAATACCGGAAGAAGGCTGGAATCCCCACCGTAAGTCATCGGGATAAAATTTCCAAACAGGCAATAGAAAACGGTTTGACGGATATCCAAAAAATTGATAAAACGGAATTAGAAACCATGTATCTTAAACACGGAGAAAGAAAACTCGGGGAGATATTCGGGTGTAGCAAGCAATTGATAAAAACAAGGCTTATGGAATTGGGAATCAACCCTCTATCCAAGACCGACAGGATTCTTAAAACCTGCCCACTTCAATTTACAGACTTGCAGAAAGATATTCTTTACGGATCTCTTTTAGGTGACGGAAGCCTTACGACGGTTGGAAATTCCGCAAGATTTAGAGAATGTCATTGCATGGCGCAGAAAGCTTATCTAGAATACAAACACTCAGTCCTTAACCCGTTTTCCAAACCGATAGGAAGGGCTGACAAAGAAATGCCTAGCGGATATGTAAGTAGGGGCTTCTATTTCAACACCTGTTTTCATCCTCTGTTTCTGGGTTTCTACGACCGGTTTTACAAAGACGGAGAAAAGATATTACCTATTGACTTTGAAGTTGTTTTTAACCCGAGGATACTTGCTGTCTGGTATATGGATGACGGACACCTAGAAGGATTTGAAGGCCGTGGAAGGGTTCAGATATCTTCTTGTTTTAGGGAAGCAGACATCGCAAGGATTCTCTTTGTCCTGAATGAAATGGGATTGGAAGCCGATAGCAGTTTTTATCCCAATTCCACGAAAGGGATTAACATCATACGGATCAAGAATGTTGATCTATTCTTTTCAATGACCAAGAATCTTATCCATTCTGATTTTCAATACAAGATTCCAGAACGCTTAGGAGGGAAATGGAAAGACAAGATTTTAGAAACTGATGTGGAATCATGGTTTTATTTTCTGAGGGATAACGGAATGTCATATCCCATTCTTTCGACAGAAGCTTTTCAGAAAGATATGCTGGGATTACAGTCTTCACAAGTACGCATGGAAGATAATCTATTGGATTGCCCTAGTGTTTCAGGATCTAAAACCTGCCTGTCGGTTTTCAAGAATATCTATATCGCAAAGAGAAAAGGCAAGAAATCTGCGACAGATGTTTTTGAAGACGACAAACTCTTAAGGCACTGTTTAAGTGACTGTATCAAGTTTTACGGAAAAATTACAGAAACGAATCTAAGACAAGAACTCCGTAGTTTCGGCGGTGTCAACAACTTCAAGCCGGTATTGGCTAAATACATCTACGACACTTATTGCCCACCAAACGGAAAAGTTCTAGATCCTTGTAGCGGATGGGGAGGACGGCTTTGTGGATTTATGGCGTCAAAAGCCAGACAGTATACTGGTGTCGATGTCGAATCTGAAAGCATCAAAAATCTCAAACAATTGTTTAAGAAGATGAACCCGGTTTTCCCTGGCAAAGAATTCAGATGTCAAGAAACCAGTTTTACTGAATTCAAAGACAAAGGATATGATTTGGTTTTTACCAGCCCTCCATATTTTGATGCCGAACACTACGGAGAAAGCAGGAATCAGAGTCAGGTAAGGTTTCCTACATATGATTTATGGCTGACGGGTTTTCTGAAAGACATGATAGACAGGTCTTGGAATTCTCTAAATCCAGATGGAAGAATTATTTTGAATGTACCGGCTAGATGTAAGTTTCAGATATATGAAGATGTGAAAGTTTTTATGCCTGTTGAAAAAGAACTTCGGATTAAGACAAACGGCAGATACGGAAGTCCATCAGGATTCGAATGGCTCTTGATTTCTTTTTCTAAATGCTATTGACAACTAGAGATGATTGTGCTATATTGACGGCATTGAAAGAAAGAAAGGCCGTCATCATGCAAGAACTTCAAGACACGATCAACGCTATGGTTTCCGCCACTATCATTAAAGCTAATCAGAAACTCATGAACCTCGGAAGTTCACAACAAATTCCGATCCAAGTCCCCGTCATTTATTTCGAGAGGGAATCTCACACTTTTGCAATTGCCATTCGTGAAGCATCAGGAAAAATGTACATTAAATTCAATCTTCGCAATGCGCAATTGAATCCACATCTTATTCCGGAAGTCATCAGTCATGAGGTTAGTCATCTTGCTTGTTTTCTCGTCGGACACAAAGGTCATGACTATTTCTGGTCAATTTTTGATCGTAGCATCGGCGGAAAAGGAGAAACTCATATAAAGGGTGTTCGGCATGAGAACCTTTATAAATACAGTTGCGGATGTCAGATTCATGACGTTTCTAAACGCAAACACAATATGATTCAGAATGATTCTGTCGTTTATATCTGCAAACGATGCAAGAGACCTTTGGTGTTTGTGATGACGCCTGAAGAATCAAAGAAACTGGCAAATCAAGAAAAGGTGGCTATTTGTGCTTAACGGAATGAAAATCAGCAAAGCAAGGAAAGCGTGTTTTAAGATCATGCATACCGCGAACGATAAAAGTCTATATTCTGACTTAGGATGGAACGGTCCCCATCAGATTATGGATGCAATGTCGAAAGCAGGATTGGACTTTAATCTTGTTGAAGCAAAATATTTTAACGAAGACAAGGCTAAAATTTGGAGGATGAAAATAAATTTTATCAATGATAAGGGTGTTGAAAAGTTCTTTAATGCAGATATTACAGCATTTTGTGCCGGCACAGTTGAATATCCTTGGAAACAATATGATATCACGATAACTGTTTTTTGAAAAAACATATCTTTTATTCTATTTATGATTTGACGCGGGGTTGCAGGATGGTCCTGTAATTCCAATGTGTCAGGTTTTATTAGGAGAAAAGAAATGAAGAACATAGTAGCAGGTATCGTAGGGTTGCTTGCAATCGCAGCTCTAGTCGGTGGTTGTACATTGACACTCGCACAAGAAAAGGCTATCGCCAAACAGTTGGGAATAGCATCCGCCGTGACATGGATCGGTCTCGATAATCCGGATCAAGAAGATGTTCAGGTCGCGAAGACCGTTTCCGGGTATATTGCAACGGCATGTCAGGGAGTAGGAAGCAATTCGACTTATTACGCAGAAATCTATCCGTTGACAGAAGAATATATCATCAAGTCTGTCGCAACAAACAAACAGCCAGTCGCCAAGCTTGCGGCGGCGTACCTTCTTACAGGCATCGATACGGTTCTCGCGATGAATCCGACATGGAAGGAAAATCAAGACAAAGTGACACAGATCGCTTCTAGTTATTGCGAAGGATTTTCTTCCGGTCTTAACATGAGCGCAATTGATCCTGTTTACAAGGCCGCTACACAGCAGATTCCTGTGCGTTGCGCATATCGTCACGTACGGTAATTCAAGTATAGTCGCCGACAGAGAACAAAGAAGACCGCATGGGAAAACCTATGCGGTTTTTTTGATAAATTCTTTAAAAGAGTAACGTTATGATGATATGGATAAATGTCTATATCGTCATTTTAGGATTAAAATGTCAGACATGGAAAATCTTTTAGTTAGGATCGCGAAACTACTTCTTGCTGAAAGCAAGTGGGTAAAATTTAATTCCAAATCGCATAAACAGGGATGGAAGAGGAAAAAATCTGAAGGAGGGTATGAATACCGTTATCAAGAGAAAGACCCTAACGTAGAGACGACTAAAGAAACAACGGAAGGACAGCCCAAAGAAATAGAAGAAATTGAATCTTTAAAAGCGATTCCAAAGTATGTCGGGGATGACTGGTTCAACGACATTAAAAGCGTTGATAAATTAGGTGGCAGCACCGGCGCTGTTAAGGTTGTGACAGAAAACGCCTTCGGAACCGTAAAGGAAATGGTCGTGAAGACATATGAAAACAATGGCGGCATTAATCAGATCAAGAATGAATATCTTGCCAACAGT